ATCTCGTTGTATCCGTATATCGCTCCGGCCAGGCCGCCGGTGATTGCTGCGATGGTGTCTGCATCTCCTCCAAGGTTTGCCGCTTCGATTATGGCCTCCTCAAAGGTCCCGGTTGCTGCTATGCTGTGAAGCACGCAGTTGAAACTGTCCACGACGTACCCGGTGGGAATGAGCTTCTTCCTGGTTTCCAGTCTATATTCGCTTCCCTGGAGCACGTCTCTTATAATCTGCAGGGCCTGTTCCTTATTAACCGATTCGATAATTAAGTGTATCATTTCCGTGTATAAATTACAAGCCTCTGTTGATTTTTTATCCCAGTGGGTCATTTGGGCTATGGCTCCGGCCGTTTCTACTGCCATCAGAGTATCCTTGTAATAAATGCCTGGGTAAACCGTGCGCATGAGCGCTCCATTTCCGCCGCTACGGCCTCCGTTTGCTTTGGAGGTATATTTACTTGCCTCGAACCATTTCGCCTCGTCTGGCGCGTCATTTTGTCCCAGGAAGGCGGCCCAGCGTATGCTCATGCTGCAGGTTCCTCCGATGTCCTTCGGTCCGCTCTTGGCCCAGGCAATGAACCTTTTTCCGATGGCCTGGATCGGGTTGCCCGGGTCCTCTATGATCCCATCAGCTACTGCCAGGGTCATTTGTGTGTCGTCTGTGACCTCTCCTGGTACAACATTCAGCCAGCCGCCTCCGATCATCTCGGTTACTCGACCATGCTTCCTGGAGATCTCCTCTTTACTCATAAATTCCAGGGGTGCTCCTAAAGCGTCCCCTGTTGCTACGCCGTACAATGCGCCGGCGATCCTGTCTCTTACATCCTTCATTCCTCATTCCTCCTCGTCCTCCTCGTCCTCTTCATCTTCTTCATCCTCTTCTTCATCCTCTTTCTCTTCGATAGCCTCGAGAGTGTCAGCGAATGAAATGAAGCTACCTCCGAGCCAGCCACCTCTGTTCTCGAGTGCTCCATCGATGTGTGCGATCCAGTAGCGTCTTGCGCTCTCGTACTTCTCTGGAGCGATCTCGCTAATGATGTCCTCCATCTCTTCGAGCGCCTCATAGATCTGCTCCTTTAACTCTTCCAACCGATTGATTGCTTCCCGCTGCTTAATGGTTTTCTTGTCCAGCTTGGCCTGTGCTTGTTCTATTGTTCTTGCCATGGTTAGACCTCCTTCTCAATTCTTGAGAACATTATAAACCGCCGTTGGTTAATAGTCAATAAAAAAAGACCACCGGATATGAAAATACCCGGCGGTCCTTGTTTGTGTTATTCCGTTGGAAAAGCCTCCAGCGTTCCTACGGTGAAGGTTTTCTGTTCTTTTACTGTCTGCTCGATCTTGGTCTCAAGCCATAGCATTAAATCTCCGTATAGGTCCTCTATCATCTGTTTGGCCTCGTCTGTGAGCAATTTTAAGGCTATATCCTTTGCTGTATTAAATGCCTTCTGCTGCGCTTCCTCGTCAAAATTGCCCTGTTTCTTGAGGCTGTCGACGTATGTCTGGGCCGTGTAGGTCACTGCCTGAAGAACTGCATCGGTTGCCTCCTGCAGATAGATTCTGATGAGCTCGTTGTCTATCTTGGTTGTTGTCTGGTCTGCCTTTGCCTTCAGGAATTTTACCAGGTAGGTAACTAAAACCGGGATCGCCGGTATAACTACAACCTGGATTAGAGTTGTTAATATTTCTTTCATTGGACTTCCTCCTCTTTATTGAAGTATCAAGTCTTCGAGCCTTACGGCAGCTGTGACTTGGCCTTTAAGGCCTATTACCACTCTGTTTCCGTTTATCTGCAGCACGTCATAAACGGTGTTATAAACGAAGCTGGCCAGGCTTCCTCCCGTGTAAGTCTTGGCTCCCTTTCTAACCTTGACCTTGCTGCCAACCTTGATGGTTTTTGTTTCTGCGGCCTTTGGAGCCGGTCCTGGAGCTACCTGGGTGCCGCCGGTGGTCGTTACATAGGTGTCAAAACCTGCAGCCTTAACCTTGGCCGCGAATGCGTCAGCATTTGCCTTCTTGGAGAATGCTCCGACCTGTACCCTGTAAAGGTTCCCGGATTTTTTGATTATGGCGTCAAAGCCGGCTGCTTTTACTTTGTGATATTGAGCGTCGGCATTTGCCTTGACTGAATAGGCGCCTGTTTGGACATAATATAAAACGCCTGGTTGTGGCTGTGGTGTTGGTGCGGCCGGTGCGACGGTCGCTTCCAGTTTGGTCATCATGGCCACAATGTCTTTTCCATAGTTTGCTGAAGGTGCCCATTTGCCACCGAGGTCTTCGACATTCGGTGCTGTACCTTTAAGGTATGGGAAGTGTCTCGGATCGGGAGTTCCTGCCTTGGGATATCCGGGAGCTCCGGCATAAAGTGCCAGGTGATCTATCTGGGCCTGGATTCCTTCCTCCCAGGTCGAGAAACGCTGGTGAGCATTTGGATCGTTGTTTGCTCCTCCGGATTTTGTCTTCATGCCACATGGATTCTTGAAGCTGGCATCGAGGACTCCTTTAAAGTGACCGTATCCGGTCTCTTTTGCGCTCTGGGCGTATGCTACCACAGGGTTTACTCCTGCAGCTTGTGCAATCTTCCAGAATGTCTCGGCCAGGCTGATAAATAATTCAGTGGCTCCGCTTTTCTTTGCCCACGCTGCAGCCTGCGCTGCCGTTGCCGTTGCCTTTCCTATGATGGGATGGCCGGCAGCTTGTCCTGTGGATCCTTCAGCCAGTTTCTTGGCCACATCTGCCCTGAACATGTCCATGTTCTTGCCGTGTTTGGGGAACCAGTGCATAACGTCTGCGTGGTTGCTGGCTATTCCGAGCTGGTGTCCTTCGTTGTGGCATATAAGCCATGGCTTTTCAGGCTTGATATTGAACATCTTGCACAAATATGCACACAGCTCCACGGCTTCCTGGTATACCTGGTTGAAATATACCGGATCTTTGAGGTCATCCTCGCAGATCTCGAAGCCTATATATCCGTTGTTATTGGCGTTCTTTGCGCTGCCGAGCGAACCGGATCCGCTGTGCCATCCTACCATATCCCATGGTAAGGTCTGATATGTCGCAATGCTGCCGTCTTTTAACTTCCCGATGAAAGCATGAACGCAAACGCTCCTGCCTCCTGGCGTCGGCTGGTTCCAGTGGTTGTTATATGGGTTGGGTCCCAGCAATCCATCATCCGGGCCGACATACCTTTTCAGCCACGGGTTATTCGCGCCGGTACTGTGAACCATGATTCCCTTTACCGTGTGCTTTTTCCCCGATTTGTAGCAGTTGTTTTGAGTTAAGAATAAAGTTTTAAGGTTCATCCTTCAACCTCCTATCCCGAGTATTCTTCGTTGTTTGTCCGCTCTGCCATTGCAGAGTCATAAATGATGCCGCCCTTTGTATTCTCCTTTTCTGCCTTTTTGTAATAAAAGCCGGTAGCTGTGGCCAGCTCGGCAAAAATAGAAGGTATCAAATAAGCGAGCGGTGAAAGATTGCCAGTCATATAAATCATTCTGCATGAAAAAATGACCACTGAAATGGTCATTATCGATACTCCTGCAAAGATGATTTTTGAAAACGCGATCTTTTTCTTGCCTTTAGCTCGTCTCTTCATGATTGTGTCTTCATGATTGTGCCTCCTAATACAAGTTTTTCACCCCTTGCTCCGTTAGGAAGTCTTTCTGCTCGTGCTTTACCTTCTGGGCATATTCCAGCGCTGCTATAAGCTCCCCGTTGCATTTCCCGTCCTTTATTGCGCGGGCTGTAGCTTCTCCCAGGGCAATTGCAGCGCCTATTCCCTTAATGAGCAGGAGCTCATTTTTCTCCCTGGCCTTGTCGAGCTCGTCCCTCTTTGCGTCCCGTCTTTGTATGCTCCTCTGGATTGACCAGAAGCAAAGTCCGGTTACAGCACTCGGAACTCCCATTAAGGCCAAGATCGCCATCATATCAATTTGCATCGATAGTCCTTCACCTCTCCCCCTCGCCTGATTGCTCCGGTGCAAAGCCCAGAGCCTTGCGTAATCCATAGCTGTTGAAATGTTTCATCACTCCGAGATAAGATGCCTCCGTTGCCCGCAGGCTTTTCTCATCGATTTCGCCACGTTCATACGCGGATCTTACGTACTTCAATCTAGATTTCATTTTCTTTGCGCTAGTTTTTTTCAGTTTACGATGTGTGGCGAAAATCCGGAATCCTACGAATTCGATACCTTGGGCTATTGGCCTGATTGCTGTCTTTTTATTGAGATTCAATTTTAACTTCTCCCAGAGAAATTTCTCGATGTCGTCCTTTATTGCCCGGAGGTACTGCTTGTCATTGTGCAAAATGATTATATCGTCCATGTATCGGATATAGTAACGAAGCCGCAGATCCCTCTTTGCGTACTGGTCCAGCTCGTTTAAATAAATATTTGCAAACAGCTGGCTGGTCAAATTACCTATAGGCATTCCTTTGTCTGTAAGCCTATCCTCTCTGGAGCAGTCCTCTGGGTTCGTAAATGCCGGCAGGCCAAATGCTGTATGTTCACAGTTGATTATCTTTTTGAGTAAGTCCAGTAGGTCCTCGTCTTCGATTTTCTTCCGGAGAATGTCCATTAAAACTCCATGATCTACCCGGTAGAAATACTTTGAAATGTCCAGCTTTAAATAATAATACCGTCCCTCCTTCCTGCTTACTTGTCTCATCCAGTATTGAAGTCGATCCGCCGCACGGTGGGTGCCTTTTCCTTCTCGGCATCCATAGCTGTCGTATATGAATTGCTTATCAAACCATGGGTTCAGGTGCCTGTATATGGTCCATTGAACTACACGATCCCTGAATTGCAGGGCCATGATAAGCCTTTTCTTTGGCTCATGCACATAAAACTCACGGTACCTTCCTACCTGGTATGTCTTGTATATTAGCTCGTTCTGTAATTGAATTAGATTTTCTTCAAGATGTGCGGTAAATTCGAGTACATCGCCTCGGTACCGTTTGTTTTTCCTGGCGTTTAGATATGCTTTATGGAGGTTCTCGAAGTCATAAATGATGGGGTAGATATTTCGTAGTGTCTCCAAGTATGCCATCCCTCCAATTAAACAAGTGCGCCGAGCGTGACGGCTTTCGTTTCCTACCGGTCGCCTTCCCGGCAATTTAATCTTTTGCCTTCACTATCTCTAAAGGCACGGAGATAGATCCCTTTGTCCCCCTGTACCGTCCTGGTGCCACTTGAGCGCCAGGCTTCTGACGTATGGAGGCAGAGCGGAGCGGAACCCGATGTTCGTGTTGGAGTTCGAACGGGAGTTGTTGCCATTCGCGTAGAAGACGCCGGCGTTCGACGTGTTGTTCCAGTTGCCGCCGCGATACGCGAGCCCTCTCGAATTATTCGACCTATCCCCGGTGTTTATTTAATTTGTGGCCTTTATCCAGCCTCCAAGCATTTTTCCGATTTCATTCAGCTGTTTGCTCCAAATCTCATACTTCCGGAGTGGTAGGTATTTGGTCTCTTTATCGGCTGCAAGTCTGATAAATGTCCTTAACACATCCAGTTCTGTATCTATTTCCATCTGAAGCTGTCTTTTGTTCCGCTGCTTGTTTGCTTGGATGATCAGCCTCAAAATTTTATACATGCTTTGCTTTATCTCCGCGGCGAGTGCATATCGCTCTGCTCTTGGGAATTGCAGAAGGCACTGGTTTCCGTATTTGATCATGTCGTATGTCTTTTGCAGTATCTTCAGCTCTTCCATTTAAACCCTCCGTTGTTGTATATGAAAAGGGAGCCTTTTCGGCTCCCTAAACCAGATTATCAGGGTCCCAGATATCAGATTCCCGGAATAAAAGCGGAGCGGAACCCGATGGC